GGATAGGGATCGTTTTCAATTAGCTTCATCACAAGATAATGCTATTTTAGGTATTAATCTTTCAATAACTGGCCCTAACGCAGGTGTTACCAGTGCTATTACTGATACTATTACATTTCAAGGAAATAGTATTGTTGCTGCAGCTACTGGTACTGGTACTATTTCAGTGTCTGCTGGTAGTAAAATTCTTATTGGTGATGGAACTCTATTTAATTCTATATTCAAACCGGGTGATACTATTAAGGTTACCCCTCCTATACTTAATTACGCTTTCACTTCCACCACGCAGGATTATATATCATTTTACACATCAACAAGCCCGTTCATAAGCGTCACCCATGGTCTTTCAAATGGTGATGCTGTTAGATTTACGGGAACATCACTTCCATCAGGTATTAATGATACAGATATTTTCTATGTAAGAGTTATCAACGGCGGAAGTGTTTATCTTCATAGATCAGCGGCTGATGCCATAGCAAATTCAAATAGAATACAGCTTGGAAGTGCTAACGTAAGCACTGCTCGTAATGTAATAAAATTAGATGGCACAGATAAACCAATTGAAAAAACTATAGATTACGTAAATAGTAATACACAACTAGAGGTTACAGAAGAGTTTGATGATTCTATTACGGATGGTGACTACTTTATAAGTTCTCAACTTCTACTTCGTCCTGATGGTTTTGCATTACATAGACCTTATGATGGTGGTGTTGAATTAATACCACCAACAAACCCTGATAGTCAGATGATACGTCAAACACGTAAGTATTTCCGATACCAATCAGGTAAAGGTATTCAGGTTTCATTTGCTGTTAACTTTAGTCCCACAACACAAATTGATCAAGGTTATTATGACAGTAGTGGTGACCTATACATTAAAACAAGATTCCCTCATAGACTATCAGCAGGCTTAGAAATTGAAGTTAGTGATGCAACAGGTTCTACTGCGTCAGCCTTTAATGGTACGCGAACAGTTTCATCCATTGTTGATGATTATACAGCAGTTTTTGATACTGGCGTTACTGCAGACGCCAACAAAATAATCAGTGGTAATGCTGAATTTTATGTAAAAGGTTGGAGAAATAGCGAACTAAAATGTGGATTATTTGATGACCAAAACGGTATATTCTTTTCCTATGATGGGGATAGATTATTTTGTTCTAGACGTTCTTCAATTAGACAGATATCTGGTACAGTTCAGGTTACCTTCCGAAGTGGTGATGTAATAGGTACTAATACTAAGTTCCTATCTCAATTATCTAAAGGTGGGTATATAGTTATAAAAGGACAAAGCTATCAAATCACAAAGATATCTAGTGATACGCTTATGCATATCACACCAAGCTATCGGGGTGTAGACGCAGCGGGTGTTATTGTCACAATTACTGAAACTACATCAGTACCACAAGAAAATTGGAATTTAGATAAAGCTGATGGCACTGGCTACACAGGTTTCAAAATAGATTTAGCCAAAATCCAAATGGCCTACGTTGACTACTCATGGTATGGCGCAGGTAAAGTACGCTTTGGCTTTAAAGATCAACATGGTAAGGTACAATATGTACATGAGTTTGTGCATGGTAACTTTAAGACAGAAGCATATATGCGCTCAGGAAACATCCCAGCACGATATGAGATTCAAAATACAGGAAAACCAACATATGTTCCTGCACTAGCACACTGGGGTACATCAGTTATTATGGATGGTCGCTTTGATGATGATAAGGCTTATGTCTTTAACGCATCAGGCAACAACATTACAACTTCTGGCTCAAATAGTATTACTTTTGTAGGTGAGATTGAAACGTTAAAGAAATATCGTGAACCTCAAAATGGAAACCTAGTCCTAAACTATGGAGTTCATGTAGAGGTGCCAAACTCGCAGCTTAATGCTGCATTTAGTGGCGTAGAAATTACTGGGGCAGGTTTAGCTAGTGGTACAAAACTTGCTTTGCCAGACAATCCAAAAGCTACATACTATCAACCTTACCAACCCAGTATTTTTTCCAGAATTTATGGTGAGGGAAGTTCTACAGATAGAACAAGAACGCTTATGTTGATAGACAGAGCGCCTACATCACTACCTACCCCTGACCCAGAAACAGGATTAACAACAAGTACTTATACTCTTGATTTAGATGTTGGTGAAGGTGGTGCTGACGCGGCACAAGTTACAAGAAATATTCCGCTGATTAGTGTGAGACTAGCTCCATCTGTTGACACATCTACAGTTGGAAAACTTGGAGAGCGTGAAATTATCAACAGAATGCAGCTTATTCTTAGCCAAGTATCAATTTTGACAACACATACATGTGAAGTAAAACTGATTTTGAATGGTCTTCTATCTTCTAACGCATGGCAGAGGGTTACAAACCCCTCCTTGTCTGAGCTAATTTATCATGGTGGTAATGATACAATTTCAGGCGGTGCGGCTTTATTCTCATTCCGTGCCGCTGGTGATACAGGTGCAACACGCTCACAGCAGCTTACCAACCAAACGCTAGGGGAGGTTGCTACATTGGGTAACTCAATTCTAGGGGGTGATCAACCCTTCCCAGATGGACCAGATGTTCTAACAGTTGTTGCAACACTTACTGAAGACCCCTCAACAGTAGATACAACAACACCATTTAACGTATCTGGTCGTATTTCTTGGTCTGAGTCACAGGCATAACACAGAAAGGCAAGTAGGTCTATGCTAGGTTTTGTAGCATTATCAGATTCTGCCTTAAGTGATATAGAGGTTGCAGAACAGGTTATACAGGTAACACAAGCTGTTACAGGTGTAGCCGCCACTGTAACTGTTGGTACAGTCAGTGTAAACAACGATAGAACTATAACAATAGGTAGTGTAGCAGCTACTAGCTCTATAGGTTCTGTTTCTGTAATACATGATGCTGCCATTAATCTTTCTGCTGTTACAGCAACAGCATCACTAGGTACTGCAACTGCTGCTCAAGACTCTAGCATACCACAAACAGGTGTATCTGCTACAGGTGCAGTAGGTAGCTTAGACGTAACCTTATCTGCAGCTACTACACTTACAGGTGTATCAAGCACCTTAAACTTTGGTACAGCACCTATTGATGCAGATGCTAATACTACACTAGCAGCCGCAACTTCTACAGGTAGCGCAGGAACACTAAGTGTTAACTTAACTGCAAGCATAGAGCTAGACGCTGTTACGTCTACTACTAACACTGGTACTCTAGATGTAACCCTGTCTGCAGCTACTACCCTTACAGGTGTAACAAGCTCTATAGCCTTTGGTACAGCAGCAGATGCATTTGATGCAGACGCTAACACAACACTAGCAAGTGTTACTGCTACAGGTTCTGTATCTGATATAGCTGAGATACATCTAACTGCTGCACCTATATTACCTGAAGCAACAGCTACACTTATAGCAGAAGATTTAGAGTTTGATGCAGATGCAAACACTAACTTAGCTTCTGTATCAGCCACTACATCATTAGATGAAGTTGAAGCTAAAGGTGCTGCAGATGTTGAAATAGATGATGTAGATGCATCAACTGATACAACAGCACCAACAGTAACACTAAGCGCTGCAGCAGAGATCAGTGGAGTAAGTTCTACACTTGCGTTTGGCACAGCAGCAGATGCGTTTGACGCTGATGCTAATATAACCGTTAGTGCCGTAGTTGCTAATGTTGTTGCTAATGCATTTGCAGATGTAGAAGCTAAAGCAGAAATAGAGCTAGGTTCTGTATTAGCAACTTCTTCAACTGGTGGTGTCACAGTATCAGTAAGTGTTGCTAGAGAATTAACGACTCTAGTAGCAGACATTGTTATTGATACAGTAACAGCTAATGGTGTACAATTTGTATATGATCCTAATGACTATGATAGATCACGAGTTATATACCTAAATGCACAAGATACAAATAATGTAGTAACGATAATCCCAGAATTACAAACAGTATATACAACAAACGTTAGATCATTTAACACAGTAATAATTGAACCTGAAAACAGAACAATAGTTGTAGATAAAATACCAGTAAACAGCACAACTGTTTATATTGCAGCATAAGGACTAGCTATGTCTTACAAATGGCCTGATAAAGACCCAGATGAAACAGTAGATTACAGCGTAGATTGGTCACGCTTTCTTGGAACAGACACAATCTCTACAGCTACTTGGTTTATTAAAGATGCAGATGGAAACAAAGAGCAGGTTTCTAATGCTGAAACTGTAAACGGTCTTCAATTTGTTAGTGGTACAGTTACAAACACAGTAGCAACAGCTAGGTTTGGTTTGGGTACAAATAATATACGATATACTATAACATGTAGGATTAATACCGCAGGCGGCTTGCAGTACGAACGTTCTATCTTTCTACGCATTAGGGAGAAATAATAATGGCATATGATTACATATCTCTCGTTAATGATGTTAACCGTAGATTAAATGAGGTAGAGCTTACTAGCTTAAACTTTGCTAGCACTACAGGGTATTATAGTTTTGCTAAGGACTCTGTTAACTCAGCTATTCGCCATATTAATCAAGAAGAGTTTGAATGGCCTTGGAACCATGTTGAGGCAACTGAGGTGCTAACTGCAGGTACGACTCGCTATAGCTTCCCTTACGATGCTAAAAATATAAACATGAACACGTTCAGAATTAAGCGTGATCAAAGTTTAAATGTCAGCACACAGAAACTAAGAGTGCTGTCATACGAAGAATATCTTGACAAATACGCTGATAGTGAATATAACTTGGAGTCATCTAATCGTAGTACACCAATGTATGTAGCACGTACCCCAAGTAGAGAGTTTGTATTATTTCCTACACCAGATAAAGCATACGAATTAATATTTGAGTATTACAAAGATTCATATGATCTAGAAAATCCTGCAGATGTACCTAATCTACCAGAACAATATCGTTATGTAATTGTAGATGGTGCTATGTATTATGTTTATCAGTTTCGTGGTGACACACAAGCCGCACAACTTTCTTTAGGTAAATTCCAGCAAGGTATTAAGCATCTTCGTAGCTTACATATTAACCGCACAGATTATTTAAGAGATTCAAGAGTTAGATTCTAATGGCTACACAATGGAATACATTTCCTATTGAGTTTAAGGGTGGATTGATATCTAACCTATCTGCTCTACAGCAGGGTGCTAATGCTGTTGGTTCAGCTACTATCTTACAAAACTTTGAGGCCAACAAAGAAGGTGGCTACTCTAAAATCAGAGGCTTTGAAAAGTTTAGTACTTCTACTGTACCAGGTCAGGGTGAGGTAGTTGGACTAAAGGTTATCTCTTCTGGTCGCTATGTGGTCGCTCGTAAGAATGCATCAAACAACACAGTTTATTATTATGGTACTGGTGGTACGTGGCAATCTATGTCTGGCAACACCAGTACACTTACAAACGGTGGTAAGGTTCGTCATGCAGAGTTTAACTTTGATGGTGACGATAAAGTTATTTTTGTAGATGGTGTTAACTTCCCTGCTGTGTATAATACATCAGGTAATACCATTTTCTTTATGAATGCTTCAGATCATAGTTCTGACATTTCAGGTGCTTTACATGTAACTATATTTAAGAACACAGCTTTCTATGCAGTAGGTAGTGATCTTATCTTTACAGCACCAAACACTGTTGACGATTTTAATGTAGCCAACGGCGCTGGGACAATTAACGTAGGTTATGACATTACAGGCATGGCTGTTTTTCGTGAGCAGCTAATTGTATTCACTAATAGCTTAATTGAAAAGATCACAGGTAGTACTGCTGCAGATTTTCAAATGGCACCTATTACTGACAGCATTGGTTGTATCAACGGCGATACAATTCAAGAAGTTGGTGGTGACATTATGTATCTAGCACCTGATGGTATTAGACTACTGAGTGCAACAGACCGTATTGGTGATTTTGCGCTTGATGTTGCCTCAGATAGAATATTTAAAGATGCTGCTATTTTATTAGATAGTTCTTCAAACTTTAGCTCTGTTGTGCTTAGGGAAAAAGCCCAATACAGAATCTTTGGGTATATCTCATCTGAACAAAAAGAAGTTGCACGTGGATTAATTGCCACAAAATTTATAACACAAGGTGCGTCAGGTATTCAATGGTCAACCACTAAAGGTATCAAAGCTTATGTAGCGGATAGTAGATATTTTAACTCTCAAGAAGTTGTAGCGTTTGCAAATGCAGATGGTTACGTGTATACTATGAATACAGGTAACAACTTTGATGGCTCACATATTGAGGCGATATATGAATCACCTTATATGCCAATAACTGATCCACAGATACGTAAAACGTTTTATAAAATGACTCTGTACACAAACCCTACAGGTAATATGAATCTAGATGTAAATTTAAAATATGATTTTGATTCACCAAATAATAGTCAAACAATACAACCTGACACAATAACAATAACTAGTACAAGTTCGGGTGTTTTTAGTTATGGCGCGGCTAATGCTGTATTTGGTACAGCTACCTTTGGTGGGCAAGTAGATCAGGTATATAATAAGAATATTATAGGTTCAGGTAAAACAGTAGCTATAAGAATAGAAGACCTTTCATCAAACCCAACATATACATTGGACACAGCTATATTAGAATTTTCTCAGGAAGACAGGCAGTAAAATGGCAGGATATTCAAGACAGGACACCAATAACAACATTGCCAATGGTAACGTTATTGACGCGGATGATCTAGACAACGAGTTTAACGCTATTGAGGATGCATTTAATGCCTCAACAGGTCACAACCACGATGGTAGTGCGGGTGGTGGTGCGACTATTAATAGCCTTGGGCCTAGTTCAGATTTTCTTGTTAGTGCAACAGAGATTAAAGGTAAGACACCCAGCACTCTAAGTGTGGGTACTTCTGGTGTACCTTTCTTGGACGGTCATTTTGATGGTACTCTTAATACAGATATTCTAAGTGTTGATGAAACATCTACTTTTACAGGCGCTGCAACTTTTAATGGTGGTATTACAGGTGATGTAACAGGCGATCTTACTGGTGATATTAAAAACGCTGATGGTACTGTTGTAGTAGATGTAGGTACAGATGCAGTAGCTGCTGTATTAACAGGTAATGTAACAGGTAACCTTACAGGTGATGTACTTAACTCAGATGCTACAACTGTTTTAGATGTAGGTTCTGATGTTGTAACAGCAACATTTACAGGTAACGTCACAGGTAATGCAGATTCAGCAGATGCATGGTCTACCGCCCGAAGCGTTACCTTTGCTACGGGTGATGTAACAGGTTCATTTACTATTGATGGTAGCGCTGATGTAACAGATGTTGATCTTTCTGTAGCCTCTAGCCTAACTACTGATCTAGTAGGTGATGTATATGCATCTAATGGTACAAGCAAGATACTAGAGTCTGGTACAGATGGTACAGATGCTGTATTAACAGGTACGGTTTCTTCAATATCAAACCATGACACAGATGCTTTGAGTGAAGGTTCAACAAATCTATACTACACAGATTCACGTGTAGATACACATCTTAACACAGGAACAGCTACTAGCAGCCAATTGTTAAGCTGGACAGGTACAGATTATGATTGGATTGATGCAGGAGCTTCAGCTAACTATTATTTAGATGCTGGCTCATATGATTCGCAAACTGGTAATTTATCATTACAGGTAAGTGGCGCTAGTGACATTACTGTTGCCCTTCAAATCCCTACCGACAATAACCAACTAAATAATGGCGCTGGGTATGCTACCACAGCACAGGTTCCCGCTGCAGTTACCAACAATAACCAACTAGCTAATGGTGCTCAGTACGCCACTACATCTCAAATACCAACAGTTCCTACACAGGTAAGCGCTTTTTCAAATGATGCTCAGTACGCTACCACAGCACAGGTTCCCGCTGCAATTACCAATAACAGCCAGATATCCAATGGTAGGGGTTATATAACATCATCACAGATTCCTACTATCCCTACAGCAACTAGCCAGCTATCTAATAACTCAGGGTATATTACATCAGTTTCATCTTCTCAGGTTGGCTCTGGTACTGCTAGCCTATCTTCTGGCGCAGTGGGTAGTTATGGCTTCTTGAAAGGTGGTTCAGGTGGTCAAGCTGGTACTACAGTAAGTGGTGCCAACTTACGTTGGTCAAACGCGGATTGGGTTAGTGGACCCTTTGTTACCCCCTCTTCAGGCACTTGGAAGCGCATGGGTTACACAGGCGATGCTGGCCCGACAGTCTATTTAAGGATTTCATAAGATGGCTATAGAAATAACTGAAATACGCAACGCCAAAGCACTAAACTCTGAGAATACCCAATTTGATGTAGAGATTAACCACCCAGAATATGGATGGATACCATACACGCTAACGCCTTGGGATACAGATACAACTATAGATAACTCTGCGTTATTGGAGTTAATTGGTTCTGATTACACAGCATTTTCACAAAGTGAGTATGACGCACAGGTTGCCGTTTTCATTAGAGAAGACCGTGATAGGAAGCTACTCCAAGAAGTAGACCCTATCGTAACCAACCCACTACGCTGGGCAGAACTAACATCTGAAAAACAGGCTGAATGGACTACATACAGAACTGATTTGTTAAATGTTCCACAGCAGGCAGGCTTCCCAAATACAATCACTTGGCCTACAAAACCAGAGTAAGATAAATGTCTAACATACCACCAGAAGAACTAGAGGCTATGCTTGATCGTGCAGCCAGACGCGGAGCTAAAGAAGCTTTACGTTCTATTGGTTTGTTAGATGATGACGCGCACAAAGATATTACAGAGATGCGTGGTTTATTAGAAGCATATAGAGATACAAAGAAAAGCGTATGGACTACAGTAGTACGTATTACAACAATTGCATTGCTATCATTTGTAGCGGCATCTGTTTGGATGCAGATAGGGAATAAATAATTATGGCTAAGAAGTTTGCAGGGTTCACACCAGAACAGCTAGGTAAAATTGATCCTTCTCTGCAGGGTAAACAGAGTGATGAACAGAATGCTATTATTGCTGCCAACCCAGCGCTTGCTGCACGTGTAGGTAAAATGGCTATGGCTGCTCAGAAGCGTATTAACATGGCTTATGGTGGTATGGTTAAAAAGGGATACGCACCAGGTGGCGCTGTTCAAACCTCTGAAGAAATTGCTGCTGCTCAAGCACAGGCTGAGAAAGAAAATGCAGATCGTTTGCTCAATGATAATGATCCTAGCAATGACTATTTAGCTAATAATACAAGTAGTGGTTCTACAGGCAGTGGCCCTAGTCAGGCTGATGTAGATGCAGCACAACAACGTTTAGCTGATGCAAAACAAAGACTAAATGATGCTATGGCTGCATCACAGGCTAACCCTGAAGATGAAGCATTAGCAGAGGCTGTCACAAAAGCACAGGCAGATGTTAACGCTGCACAGGCTGCACTTAATAATGTTTCTTCTGGGTTTCAATCGGTAAATGTCCCTAGCCCCGGAGAGGTACGTGATACTCTCATAAATGATCCCGGTAGTGTAACAACAACTGCTGATGTAGAAACTACTACTGACGAACAAAAAGAAGCAGGTACCATTGAAGAGGGTACTGGTCAGGTAGACACAAAAACAGAAGCAGATGTTACAACAGTTGATACTACTAAAACAGTAGATGATCCTGATCAAATAACAACAGAGACATATCAGCCTTTAGAGGTTACTGCTGATGTTAATGACATTATGGAACGCCTTGAAGAGGTTACAGGTGAAGTAGGTCAAAACGCTCTAGTAAAAGCTCAAACTATGTCGCCAGACGAGTTAGCTCAGCTTGGTCTAACTGCTGCTCAGATTGAGAAAGCGCAGACAGTACAGGGTGCGCCTACTCGTGTAGTAGAGGAAGGTGAGCTTATTGATGGTTCTACTGTCGATATGGATCGTGTCAAGAAAGAGACAAACTTTGAGGCGGCTACTGGACAACCCTCTGAGAACGCCACAGTACAAGGCCAGCTTGGTCAGCTAATGGCAGATTTTGAGGGTACTAACCCTCCACCTTGGGCTGCAGGTGCCTTACGTGCTGCGGCAGCTATGATGGCTTCACGTGGTCTTAGCGCCTCCTCTATGGCAGGACAGGCTGCAGTACAGGCTGCTATGGAAGCTGCCCTACCTATCGCTAATGCTGATGCACAAACTTTTGCTAGATTTGAATCACAAAACCTAAGCAACCGTCAGCAGGCTGCTATGTTTGCAGCAGAACAACGTGCTAAGTTCCTTGGCCTAGAGTTTACACAAGAGTTCCAAACTAAGGTTGCTAACGCCGCTAAGATCAGTGACATTGCTAACATGAACTTTACTGCTGAACAGCAGGTAGCACTAGAAAATGCTCGTATGGCACAGTCTGTTGACCTAGCTAATCTACAGGCTGCTAATGCTAAAGTTCTAGCAGATGCTGCAGCTATGACTCAGCTAGACCTAACTAACCTAACTAATCTGCAGCAGGCAGAAGTTCAAAACGCTAAAGCATTCCTACAGATGGATTTAACTAATCTTAGTTACCAACAGCAGGATAAGTTATTTAAAGCCCAATCTATGGTAAAAGCTATGTTGTCTGATCAGGCTGCTACCAATGCTGCTAACCAATTTAATGCAGCTAGTGAAAATCAGACAAATCAATTTATGGCTAACCTGACATCACAGATTAGTATGTTTAATTCAGAACAGTTCAATTTAATGGAGCAGTTTAACGCGGGTCAAAGTAATGCTATGTCCCAATTTAATGCTAACCTTGAAGCTGCTCGTGAACAGTTTAATGCATCTAACGCTCTTGTCATTGCACAAGCAAACGCTAATTGGGCGCAATCATATACGCTAGCAGATAATGCAGCTATTAATGCAGCAAACCGTGATGCCGCTATGTTCACAAATGAACTAACTATGGCAGGCTATAATAACATTCTACAGTATGAGCGTGATTCTATTAGCTACGTATTTAAAGCTTTTCAGAATGAGAAGCAGCGTGAGTTGCAGCTTCTTATTGAAGAGATGCGTAGAGATGTTGATTTAGCTAAAGCGCAGGCAAATATTGATTCTGCAAGAGGAGAATCACGTGGTGCAATGGAAGCCATTGTACTAGAAAAGGTTTTGGATTGGCTTCCATTTTAATTAAGGAAAAGATAAATGGCAGGATTTTTTGAATCTGCACAAGATGTTTATAAAATGCAGACACAGGCTATTGAATCTTTAGCTAACTCTCAAGAGGCGGCTGCAGATGGTATTATGGCTAATGCTGCAGAAGAAGAGGATCAAGGTGTACTTGGCTCTCTTAAATCATTTGTTAACGATATCAGAGCATCTCGTGAAAAGCGTAGACAAGAGGCTGCTGAAGAACCAGTTGTACCTCAAACAAAATCTAAACCTACTATTTCACAAGAGCTTGTTGATGCATTTATGAATGAGACAAAGCTACGTTATCCAGATATGGTAGACAAGGCACCTAATAAGCCTCTAGATTTTAGTGATGCGGCTGTTGAAAAACAGGAAGCGCCTAAGCCTGAATATCAGCCAAATGAAAAGATAAGTAACGCCCGTACTGAAGAGCGTATGGGCTTAATGGGCCAGGACACAGTTAATGAAGAAACGATTACTACTACTGACAGCAGTACTAGCTCTGATACCCCTAGCCTCATGGAACCCCCAGCCAAAAAAGTAGAAACGCAGGACGCAGTTGAACAACTACCACCTGCTATAAAAGAATCGGTAGAAGAGGCTGCACCAAAATCAGATAAAGAAGTTAACGCTGCTATATTTGATGCAACAAACTTCTCAGGAGAAATAGCAACACCCTCTGAAGGTGATGATATCTTAACTTGGATAGCTCAAAATACGTATGGCCTACAAGAGGATGATCCCGCTTTCAAAAAAGCATTCAAAGCTCTTACAAAAATAGACCCACAAAAGACGCCTTGGTGTGGAGCATTTGCGGGACATGTTCTTAGAAATGTAGGTGTTGATTTACCTTCTGATGCACAGAAAAACCCTGACCTAGCATTCAACTATTCAAGTTTAGGTGAGGAGGTTTATAACCATAACCCGACAACAAATAAAACATATGCAGGTAGTATTGACGCTGTAAAACCCGGTGATCTAATTGTCTTTAATAAAGCAAACAGAAAGCGCAACGGTAATTTTAATTGGGCATTTGGGCATGTTGCTTTTGTGGTAGGTACTGAAGAGGATGGTTCTATCATTGCAGTAGGTGGAAATCAAGGCGGTGATGCTCGTGGTGGTGGTGCTATAATTACATCAAGGTATTCTCCTGATGTTATAAAAGAGAACTACAAGGGTGGTTTTACTGTACGGCGCATTACAAATGACAGCTTAGAAAAAACAGACCCATCAATTATTGCAGCACTAACTAAAGATATAGCACAAGGTGGGGCTGGTTTATAATGTTTGGTTTACCCCTAGAACTAATCACAATGTTGTTCTCCACCGTCTTAGGTGGGATTATGTCTATTTGGGGGCAATCAATTAAAGCCAAACAAGCACAAAACGAAATGCTTATGCAACGTGCTAATTTTCAAAGAGAAGCTGTAGCTGATGCACGTGATGCAGGTAAGACAGACAAACACTTTGCATGGACACGTAGACTAATAGCTCTATCTGCTGTGTTCTCAATTATCGTATTGCCAAAGCTAGTCGCTGTATGGTATCCTGATGTTAGCGTTTACGTAGGATACACAGAGGTTCAAGGTGGCTTTATGAACTGGTTATTTGGACCAGAGGAAGCTGTGCAATGGAAAATGGCACGAGGCTTTGTTAT